AACAACACCTACTTGGGCAGCTACTAACAGTTTCACAAATAATGCAACCGCTGCTGATACACTTGTTTTTGATAGTCCTTTTGAAGAAAGCCATAAAACAAGCTCTGGTACGTCTGTTTCACCCTTATCTTTTTCTGTAAACTCTACCATTGTTACTAGCTCTGCTACCTCTACAGGTCAAACTGGTAATATTGATAGTTTTAACGTAAGTTCCAGTATAGAGCTTGACAGTTCTACTGGTGTAACGTCTTTAGAAAATATTAGTCAAACTCACTCAAGCAATAAGTCACTTACTTCAGTACCTTTACAAATAAATGTTGAAGATGTTGCCCCTATTTGCGACTCAACTTCATTCCCTTTAACTACATCCTCTCAAGGTTTTGTAGGCACATTTACTGTAAATCCAAGCGCTGGTCTGCCTAGTGCAACATCTTCTACAGTTACAGCAAATCTATCCGTCAGTTCATCTGTTACTATATCTTCTACCACATCCGTTGCATTAATAGATAATAATGTATCAAGTATTGGAAACGGTAATGCAGACTTAGTAGGCACTTCTTCAAACTCAATCTCAACCTCTGTCACCCAGACACACTCAAGTAATAAAGTACTTCCCTCTGCTAATTCTGTATTTTCAGTAAACGATGTTAGTAAGTCAGCGTCATCCTCTAGAACTGTTAGTGGTACAGGCGCTCAATTTTCCATAGAAGATATAGCTTTACTTGTAAAAGCTTTTGTATCTAATACTTCTTCAAGCACAACTGTTAATAACTTAGTAATAAACTTAAGCGTAACCTTACCAACGTCAACCTCTGCGTCACAGATTTCCCAATTAATAGTTGACATAGATGAAATTATACCCCCAGCATTATCTGTATCTTCTCAGGTATCTGTAGGTCAGGCTTCTGTAGGTATTTCTGTACCTATAACCTCTGTATCAGTTTCAGTGTCTACTAACAACTTATCTGGGTCTAGTCAAGAGCCTTTACAGGGTGTAGTTGGTTCACTACAAGTAGGTTCTCTCACTACTTCTCATAATAGTAGTGTTGCTATTAGCTCTGTGTCCACTACTTCACAAGTTGCGCCTACGCTTGATATAAATTCTATTGCTGTCATTACAGGCGTAAGTTCTACTACAGCGTTTAGTATTGAACAAGCCTTTACAGGCGAGGCAAGTCCTTCTGGAGTTTCTTCTTCTTCTGTAACTGGCTTACTAGTTATAAATGTTGTAAAGGTATTACCCTCTGCAAGCTTTGCTTTCAATGCGTCTGATGAAGTAAAAGGTGTAATAAACACATCTGTACAACTAAGTACTCTACCCTTAGTCACTGTAAGTAAAGGTTCTTTAACTTTATCTACAGACGGGTTTAACTTTGAGCAGTTTAAGAACTCTTATGACAGAGCAAGAACTGTTTATGTGTCGAGGGCTGCTTAATGTCAAGTACACCAAAAGAAAGAACTGTTGTTATAGTAGAAGAACTCAGAACAGTGTTTGTAGAGAAAGACACAACACCTTTTGATAGGTATGTCTACATTACATTACTTAAGTAAAGGATTATAAAATGGCGTTTAGGTGGCCCAACAAAGACCCAGATGAAACACTTGACTATAGTGTAGATTGGTCACGGTTTCTAGGTAATAAAACAATATCAAGCGTGGCTTGGTTCCTTAGAGATGCTAACGGTGTTATGCAAGAGATTACGGCTGGGCAAACTCTTAACAACATAACTATCACATCTACGACTAATACAGACACAGTTGCGACAATATACATTAGCGCTGGTTTAAACAATGTTGACTACAAGTTTACCTGTCGTATAACTAACAACTTAGCTAATACTGTAGAGAGATCTATCAAAATAAGAATGCGGGAACAGTGATATGGCATACGACTTTTTAGGCATAGTTAACGACATAAACAGAAGGTCTAATGAGGTAGAGCTTACGACAGATAACTTTAATACAGTTACTGGTTACTATTCTGCTATTAAAGACTCTGTTAACTCTTCTATTAATTTTATAAATCAACACGAATATGAGTGGCCTTTTAATCACTCTGAGGAAGAAGAGACACTTACAGAGAGCATTGTTAGATACTCCACACCCGGGGATGCTAAGACTATTGACTGGGATAGCTTTAGAATAGCTAGAAGTACTACATTAGGTAATGAAACAGTTAAATTAAAATTGATTTCATACGAAGAATACCTTGACAAATACGCAGATTACGAGTATAACTCTGAGTTAAAAGGTATGCCCCGTTATGTGTTTCAAACTCCTAGTAGGGAATACGGACTAGTACCTGCTCCAGACAAGGCTTACACTATCTTTTACGAGTATTATAGACTGCCTGTAGACTTAGTTAAAAATACAGACGTTCCTGCTTTACCAGAGTATTTTAGACACGTTATTGTAGATGGGGCTATGTACTACTTGTTTATGTTTAAAGGTGATATGCAAGCAGCGAATGCTTTACAGCAAAAGTTTCTTATGGGTATAAAGCATCTACGAAGTACTTTTATAAATAGAACAAACTATGTAAGAGACACTAGAGTACATTACTAATGGCTATACAGTATCAAACATTTCCTATAGAGTTTAGAGGGGGTCTTATTTCAAACCTAAGCCCTCTTCAACAAGGTGTAAACGCTGTAGGTTCAGCTGCTGTTCTACAGAACCTTGAACCCTCTACAAGTGGGGGGTACTCTAAAGTAAAGGGTTTTGCTAAGTTTTCCAACTCAGTTTTACCGGGGTCAGGAGATGTACTTCTTTCAAAAGTTTTAGGGCCGGGGTTTGTTCTAGCGGCTAGGGCTGATGGTGGTGTTACAAAGTATTATGAAAGTCAAGGTAGTGGGTGGACTTTAAAAGGAACCGCTGCTTCTTTAGGACAAAGGGTTAGATTTGTTGATGTTGTCTTTGGTGGTAAAAAGAAAACTATATTAGTAGACGGTGTTAACTTTCCCGCCGTATATAATGATACAGATAATACTTTTACTTTTCTATCTTCTTCTAACTCTGCAGACATTGCAACGGCTTCTGATGTAGAAAACTTTAAGAATCATATTTTTTATGCTAGTGATGATAAGGTAGTATTTAGTGTACCTTTTGATGAGACTAATTTTAGTACTGCTAGTGGTGCGGGTGTTATAAATGTAGGTTCTGATGTAGAAGGTCTTAAAGTATTTAGAGATCAGCTTATAATCTTTACTAAGTCCTCTATATTCAAGTTAGTAGGGAATAGTGAAGCTGATTTTCAATTAGCTCCTATAGCTTTAGGTATTGGGTGTATATCTAAAGAGACTATTCAAGAGGTAGGTGGGGATGTTATGTACCTATCTTCTGATGGTATTAGGTTACTATCTGCTACTGATAGAATTGGTGACTTTGCTTTAGCTGTTGCATCTGCCCCTATCAAGAAAGATACAGAGAGTTTTTTAAAGGTCGCTAGTAGTTTTTCTTCTGTGGTTGTAAGAGAGAAGGCTCAGTATAGGGTGTTCGCTTACAACGCAAGCACTCCCTCAGACGTATCCTCTGGGCTACTTGCTACAAAATTTTCTGCTCAAGGTGCAGACTCTATAGCTTGGGCAACTCTAGTGGGTATGAAAGTAAACGTTTCTGATAGCCTTATTACAGGAAACTCTGAAACTGTCGTTTTTGCTAATGATTCTGGTTATGTTTATAAGATGGAGTTTGGTTCTAGTTTTGATTCTGAAAACATAAGGTGTGTTTACGAATCCCCTTATATGCCTATTCAAGATCCTCAAGTACGAAAAACTTTTTACAGGGTTACAACTTATGTTGAGCCAACTGCCACACTTAGTCTAGATATGAATATGTCGTATGACTTTGATGGTCAAACTAGGGGTACTACTATTGACCCGCCTACAGCAACACTTCAGAGTTCTTCAGGAACAGCGGCTTTATATGGTGCCCCTACTTCAGTGTACAGTGTATCTACTTATGGCAGTTTTGCTGATAGGGTTTATGAAACTTTTACATTAGGTAGTGGTAAGACAGTCTCACTTAAGTACGAAGATAACTCTACTAATCCAACGTTTAAATTAGACACTGCAGTGTTAGAATTTAGAACTAACGAAAGACAGTAAGGACAAACTAAAATGGCAGGATATACAAGACAAGATACTACAGGTCAGATAGCTAACAATGAGGTTATTGACGCTGATGACCTTAATGCTGAGTTTAATGCTGTTCAAAGTGCTTTCAGTGGTTCATCTGGTCACAACCACGATCCTAGTTCTTCTGACTCAGGAGCGCCTATTGAAAAGGTTGGCCCTGCAGGTCAGATTACAGTAAATGCAACTCAAGTTTTACCTAATGGTGATAATACTATAGATCTTGGTGGTTCAACGTCTAGCGCTAGGTTTAAAAATGGTAGATTTGGTTCTACTGTTTCAGCGGATACTCTTGATGGAAATACTGTAGTAGCTGGTACTAGTGGTTATATGACCCTTACAGATAACGAGATAGATGTTTCATCAGGTGATCTTCTTGTAGATGTCGCTGGAGATATGACTGTAGATGTAGCTGGTGGTAACATTCTTTTAAAAGATGCTGGTGTTGACTTTGGTAGCCTAAACAATGTATCTGGTAATATGACAATTAAGTCTGGTACTACAGATGCGCTTCAGTTTACTGGTGCTAATGCTGATTTTCAAGGTACTCTAGATGTAACAGGTGTTGCAACTTTAGATAACAACTTAACTGTTGTTGGTAATGTATCTTTTAGCAATGCTACTAATGCTGGTTCGTTTACTGTAACTCCCCCATCTACTTTTACAGGTACAGTAACAGGTAACGGTGGTTTCTCAGGATTACTAACAGGTAACGTAAAGGGTGACGTATTAAACTCCTCTGGAGCAATTATCCTTAATAACGGGGTTGTAGAGGAAACAGACTCAAACGGTAACGTAACGCAAGCGGCTGTTCCAGCGACTTTAACAGGACAAGTCACAAGTCTGTCTAATCACGACACTGATGATTTAACAGAAGGTACTAGTAATCTTTACTATACGTCTACTAGAGCAGACAGTGCAGCAAAAAGTGCTATCTCTGTTACTAAAGTTAGCGGTCAAGGTGACATAGCTTATAATAGTACTACGGGCGTTATCAGCTACACAGGGCCAACTACTACTGAGCTTCAAAGTGGTCTTAGTGGTGGAACTGGTGTATCTATCTCTAGCGGAGAGATCTCTATTGGCCAAGAAGTTGCTACAACTGATGATGTTACTTTTAATAATCTCACAGTAGACGGTGATCTTACTGTAGGTGGTACTACAACAACAGTAAATAGTACAACTGTAACTGTAGATGATCCTATTTTCACACTAGGTGGGGATACCGCACCTGCCGCAGATGATAACAAAGATCGTGGTATTGAGTTTAAATGGCATAATGGAACCGCTGCTAAACTAGGGTTCTTTGGTTTCGATGATAGTTCAGGTAAATTTACCTTTATACCAGATGCAACAAACAGTAGTGAAGTTTTTACTGGTACTGCAGGTACTGTTGTTGCCTCTACTTTTGAAGGAGATTTGACTGGAGATGTAACTGGAACGGTTAGTGATGTAAGTAATCACGATACAGATTCAATTACTGAAGGCTCTAGTAATCTTTATTTTACAGACGATAGAGTTACAACTCCAGCTAGAGAGGCTTTATCAGCTAGTGGCGGTATATCTTATAATAGTTCTACTGGTGCTTTTTCCACTGATCCTAATTCAACCGTACAAGCCTCTAAACTTGACTTAGGTAATTGGGAAATTGAACAGTCAGGAACTACTTTAAAATTTCTTACTGGTGGCACCT